CCTGCCTCTACTTTGTTTACTTCTAGCTGACCTTTAGCTAACTCTTGAGCATGACGCTCAGACATGGTAGCAATCTCATGAGCCAAAGCATTCTTCTGGTCTTTGTCCTCAATAAACTTATCAAGTAGCCCTGTTACTGGGCCGACCAAACTAGCTACTATGCTCATACTTAGCTACCTCAATAAAACTAGGGGCCACCGTAGCAGCCCCCAGCTAAATGATTGTTACTTAGGAACAACCAAGGTCAAACCTGACTCAGGACGCAGTACGTTTACGCCGTACAGAGTATCTGAGGTGAACAGGTTAGCAAGGAACTCTTGCTTGTACTGAGTCTGAGAACGAACTCCCAGTTGCTCAGCCATTACAATTGCATCCTTCTGGAACAGCAATGCGCCCAAAGAGTCTACAGCTGAAGCAGAGTTATCAGCAGCGGTTTCAACAACAGGGCAGTTGGTGCTAACAAATACGTCAATGCCGTACAGTTGACCAATCTGACCACCAGTTACCTGACCGTTGTTTACGAAGTCAGAGCTTACGTAACGGTCAATACCCATGATGGTGTTGCGTACTGAAGGAGGAATGACGAAGCAACGGTTTTCCATTGGTACGTCAGCATCGTCTAGCTTCTGGATGATAGCACGGAAACCAGCGTCAGTGAATACATCAGCAGTGGTTACAGTGTCAGCCGTATAGGTAGACAGGCCGTTGGTAGCGTCTACAAAGAACGTACCGCCATTGTTGAGGTAAGTCGTAGAAGACGTACCAGCAGAACCAAGGCCAGTAGCCAAGCTGTGCAGGTCGGTGTCAACTTGCTTAGCCAAAGCGTAGCCAGCATCTTCCGTGTAAAACTGACGTAGTGAGCTAAGAGCCTGTACGTCCGTAATGTCTTCAATCAGACGTGAGTATTCAAAGTGCTTGTCAATAGAGATCTGCACTTCACCTTCCGTAGCGTTCTGAACCGTTACAGCAGTGTTCTCAGCTTTAGCGTGAGCATCACCACGGACAGGCTTAGGCACATGGATGGTATCACCCTTCTTGCCAGCCATAGACATCTTCTTGACAAGGTTTGCCAATACGAGGTTCTTCTGGTAGGCTGCAATAATCTCATCACTCCAAATTTCTGGAATGAAAGTAGCTGCGCTAGTGTTGTCAACGAACCCGCCAGTTGCGGGATATACTGAATCAGTCATAATAAATATCTCCTAAGATATACTATCTGACCCGTTTTTCTGCGTATGCCTTCATAATCTCTGGTTGTAGAGCAGCATAGCGGTCAGGGTCGGTTCTCATAAGGTTAATAATGTCTGCGCGTCGGTAGATCTTCTTAGGTGCTGACTCAGTACTACCACTGGCATTACCAGTAGAAGCTGCCTTAACTGCTTGCTTACGGGATTGCTCCTCTACAGCGGCAGTCTGCTGTACAATGTTCTGTCGCTCTTTCCACAAGCTAAATAGCTCATCAGCGGCTTCACTGTCGTACTGCTGGTCTGCTGCTACAAACAGCTTAGTCCTAACATTAGATGCCTTAATCCATTCAGCAAAGTTATTATCCTGCAAAATCTGTTGCATATCAGGGTGCTTACGTTGTAGCTCTGATAGTGCAGTGCTTGCACGATACTGTTGCGTTACGGCTTCAGCTTCCTTAATCTTAGGATGGTTCTGAATAGCCCTGTCTACAGCCTTATCAGGGTCTGTAAACCAATCTACTTCTTCGTCTTGTTGGGGTGCTTGTTGCGTATCTTCTGTGAGTTGTGTCTGGATATACGTATCAACAACTTTACGTAGCTCACCTACTTCAGAACTCTGTCGGCCCAATAGCTTCTCAGCTTCTTGGTGCATCTGTACAAGCTCTTCAGCAGTCTTGCCTTTGTACTTATCAGGGATCTCAGGTTCCTGTGGTTCAGGGGTTGCCTGTTGTTCCTCTGGTTGTGCAAACATCTCTAGTTGTTGTTCGTTCTCTTCTTGGTTATCCTGACGCTCAGGTTCAATAATCTTAGCCATTATTAACTCCGTACCTTAGTATTGTGGAGGTTTTTATTATGAAGGTTCTCTATGAGGTTTGCCTTCGTTCATGTGCCATGTGCTGTTCCCTACGCTTAACCCATCTGTCATGTGCATCAGGGAAGTCTCCACTGATACCTTCAAGATTAGATCTCACCGGGGAGATAACACGTTTAGCGTCCAAGCCACAACTGCACCTAGAAGTTGTGACATCAGACTTAACTAAATCTTCAAACAGTTTACCGCAAGGGCATCTAAAATCAAACAACCTCATCTACAGCTTCCTCAGAGTCTTCTGATTCTGCTTGTGATTGAGCATTGTCAATCTGTGTTTCAAGATTAAGTATGGTTGCTAGGATAGCTAACTGTCCCTTACGGAAGTTCAAGTTATCATTATCCGTAGTCATTTCTACTGAGTTGATCTGTCCAACATTACCCTGTAAGTCAGAGAGTAGCTGTTTCCAGCCTTCTGAACGAAACATTGCAAAGTAATTGTTGAAATAAGTTTCTAACTCTTGAGTCATTGTATTTTACCTTTGTTAAAGAATACTTGTGTACACTAATGTACCTATACATTATAGCATACTTTGACTCATTTGTCAAGTGTTTTTTAATAAAAAATTTATCAGGAGCGCAAGTATCATAGGTAGTAGTATAACCACAACGCTAAAGATAGCTGCGTACTGCTTAACCTCCTTCCAGAATTGTCTCTTAGCTGCTGCCTTCCTAGCTAACTCTAGTTGTTTAGCCTTCCTTGCTTCAGCCATAGCAGCCATAGCTTCGTTGTATAGCTGCCCGTTACCACTGACTGTAAAGAGATCTTTAATCTCCTTCATAGTCTCTTGTATTTGTTTCTTGGCTAGTGCAGCTTTGACAGCATCTGCTTCAGATAGCTTACCTTCATTCTGCGCTCTTGCTAGTTCAACTTCTGCACCGCCAAGGGACGATAGGAAACCAGAGATACTTGAGATGTCATTGGTTGTCTCCGCTACCCGCTTGATAGCAGATGTAGCAGCATTGACACCAGCAACAATTGCACTTATCTCTGCTATCATTATTAGCGGCCTCTACGTCCGCCTGTTGCTCTAGGCTTCATATTCTGACGCTTGCGAGCTTTAGCTGCCGCTGCTTTACCTTTAGGGGTATAGCTGTACTTTTTTCCGCCTACCATTGGCATTTACTTTCTCCTAGTTCTTGTTTTACGGGCTAGTGTTTGGTTAGCCCTCATGGACTTAGCGCCAGAACACTTCCAACGCTTACGTGATAAGTTATTAGGTGTATTAGGATCATTCTGCTTCTTTTTAGAAAGACGCTTTTTGATACCTAGTGACCTAGCGCAGTAGCTGTCGCCCTTACTGGTTCCCGGCTTTACTCTAGGGCCACCGCCTTTAGCTTGGCCTGCCTGACCGTAAGAGACTCTCCTGCCGCTGGAAGTCACTTTTACTTTAGCTTTACCTCTACGTGGACTAGGCATTACGCCGCCTTCTTGTTCGGTAGTTTCTTAACATTTTTTTCCTCTAACTCTTTAATCTTAGATTCTAGCTCTTCAAACTTCTTGTTGACTTGCTCTACTATCTGAGTTAGTTCTGTACGTGTTACGACCATCAATTTATCCTTGTTGTAGTCTAAGGGGTTGACTTGGTTGCTGTGGTTGTTGCTGAGGTTGATTCTTTAGGTCAATCTCTTTCTCTTTCAAGAATGTCTGAGCAATCTTCATACGACGCTCAAACTCCTTGTCCTCTTGGTCGCCTGCCTTCAGGTTAGCAGTGACTGCCTTAATCT